CTGACTGTCGGCACTAAAATCGTCATATCGATAGATCTTAGCTACCTGTGTCATATTCTCTGCAAGGGCTACTTGGTCAGGAATTTCTGTAGGGTCAGCTCCAATGGCACGTAGACCATATTGTCCTTGTGCATTAGAACCTGCAACAGAACGAATCTGTCCACCGTAGCTGGCAAAATATGCTGTCCAGCAGTAGTAGGTAAATGTTGATACTTGTTCTGTTAAACCTGTGTTGTGTGCAACAATACCATAACCTAGATCGTTAACCTGTGTATAGTCATTGGCTAACATTGAACGATTGCCTGGAGTTTCTAGAATAATATTCAAGTTACCACTAGACCATGGTGTAGTTGGATTGAGCTCGATAACCGCAACACCAGTAGAGCTATTCCACGATGCTATATTGTCTACTTGATAACGGAATCCGTTATAATAAAATGCAGTAGGTGCAACGGGTCTTCTATAAATTAAGCCACTCAATGTTAATACTAATCCTGCACCGCCGACGCTAGTGATTTTTGTTTTAAGTCTACCAGCAAAGCCGTCAATGAACATACCACCTGCAAATGTTTGTGCATTTATACTCTTTGAGAAGCTGGCACTTTCTTGAACATATGGAGACTTAGATCCAACTGCTCCTGCTGGGTCAAGAACACACATGAACCCGCCGTGGCCTTGTCCTGTAATGTTACTGATTCTAACAGCATCGTTGAATAAGAAAGCATCGACATCATTAGCGTTCTTTGGTGGATTAAATGCAGGATCAAATGCAAATGCCACAGTACTAACTAATCCAGCAATCGATACTGCGCTGGCAGTTTCTCTAACAATGCTAGTATCAACAACTCGAGTTACAGTACTTTGATATAGAACAGCAGGCGCCTGATTTTGTGTAATACTCTGTGAAATAGTGTTAATATAATTTATACCAGCAATACATGCATTTTGTGTAACAGTAGGAGCAGAGTTTAAGTAATAACTAGCTGCATTGACAGCATTGGCTTTACCGCCGTCTATTAAGTCACCAATAATTGCATCAAGAATATATCCCACATCTCGATTACTCTTAGCAGTATCAAATGCTATCACACCCGGTTGAGCGGAAACAAATGCAGTTACCTCAGCTTGAATGTATGCCTTGTTAATTTCTAATAACTTAGCTGCGTTATTATAACCACCTGCATTGGCATAGCTAGGGCCTACATTCATTGGAGTACCTGGATTAACCAAATAATGATATCCGTACTTCGGACTTTCATATGTTACTGGCAATGCGCTCAATCCTGTTGAAACAACACTCGCAACACTGGTCAATAGTGTATTAGATTTAGTAATTGCAGCAGCCTCACCAGCTGGCGCAAGAATTGTTTGACTTACTGAAGTCTGTAGAGAAGTATATGCTGTATTAGTTAAAATATAACTACCGATGATAGTTTTTAGTCTAGTAATTGCAGCAGCAGTTTCTGCTTCTTGTCCGGTAATCTTAGATGTCACTCCATTATAATATAAAGAAGCAGCATCGTATGTACTAGCATTACCTCCAAACTTAATATCTTGGATCAGTGCATCAACGATCAATCCAACGTCACGTGAACATTTTCCCTGATTATAAGAGAATGCACTAGTAAACGGACTTATGTTACCACTAACTTGTACATTAATCCACGCAACTACTTCTCTCTTTAGGTAATCTTTATTCGCCTCAATTAACCTAACTGCCTCTGGGTAATAGGTAGCAGCTAAGGCCATGCCGTCGAATGTAGTGTCTCTATAGAAGTAAGTTTCGATCCAAGGACTTTGACTTGCTCGATCCTTAGGACGAACAATAGTTCTGCGGAAATCATCACCACGAATAGTCACGTTAGCCGGAACTTTGATAGGATAGTCTTCGTAGTAGATACCGCTTTCTGGACGAATAGTAATTTGTAAATTCTTATTAGATTCAGCAAACTCAACTTCTTCAGTAAGAGTAAATGCCTGTACACTTAATTGATGTATCTCAATAGTGTCTGCTAACACTCCGGAAGTATAACTTACAATACGTCCAGTAGCATTACTTTTAACACCTCTTACCAGTTTGCCGGGAATAATATCAATGTTTGTAGGAAGACCTTGGTCAACATATCCCTGTCCGCCATTATCTACAGTGAAAGCAATTAAACCAGTACCGTAGTCAGTAGTTGGTGCAGAGCTAACACCGTTAGTAATAATATCTATAATAATATCAAACTTAGCCCCAACAACTCCCCTCTGTGTAGAGTTTGAACTAATTGGATTAGTTTGTCGTGTGTAAACAGTTTGATAGCTAGTTGGAGGATTAACTTTTTGTAATACGTAATCTGCTAGTGACTTAGCATATTCAATACCTGCAAGTGTTTCAACTAACTGTGTAGTGCTAGCAAGTCTTGCGCTGGCATTTTTAAAATACTGTCTACCTGCATTAATACTTTGCCAGTTGCCGTCAACTAAAGTATCAGTAATTACTGCATCAATAATTAAACCAACATCTCGTGAACACAGTTCTGCACTATAATTTAAATCTGGGTAAGTAGCATTAATATAACCTATAACTTCTGCTCTAATGTATTCTCTATTGAGATCTAACAATATTTCAACAGCAGTATAACCTGTACCACCGACATAGCTAATACTTTGAATTTCACTATTAGTTGTAACACCGCTGATAGTATATCCAATACGTTGTCTATAGGGTCCTGGCTCGTTGTCTGCTAGTTCAATCAGTTCTTCTGCTTTTGCACAAGCTGCACCAACAGTGGCATAGGCATATGCGTAGGCTCGACCTTCTTTACCGGCAGGTGTATTTGCTTGGCTGTCATCACCGCTGGTTGCTACGAATAAATTGATATTACTGGCAAAACTATTATTGTCTACATAGTATTTTGTAGCCGCTTGAAAATCAGGATTTGCACCAACAATGCTATCAATAGGGTCTATGTTTAAAGGACTTGGGTGATCGTCTAAGTACAACGGGCCAGTCATTACATCGCCGTTTCTGCGAACACTCGACACTCTAGGCATTGCCTCATTTGTTAAGAAGTTACCTGGAATAGTATCATCAAAATATGCATCTACAAATGTTTGAGTGCCAGTACCTGCGCCTGTTGAAATAAGAATTTTATTAGTACCGCTTTTAGCATCTTCAAATGTAGGATGGATACTAAGTTGTTGTGCATTTACATATTTTAAGTAATATGTAGTGCCGTTAACTAAGCCGGCTGCAGGAGTACCAGTTGAGAAATATTTAAATGCAATACCATCAGAACCTGTATCATAACCGTGCCCTAGCAATACTGCGTTACCGCTAGCATAAGAATCAATTGCTTTAGTGTATTCGGTTTGGTCTAACGGCTCAGTTCTAATACGAATTTGTCCTGCACTAGAACCACCAGTTTGTTGCAAGTATCTGCGGTCTGCATAACCTTTAGTAATGGCAATTTCATCAATGGTAATACTGGTTCCGTGTGTAGAATTAAACAAATTAACATTGGCAGTTGATGGTTCACCAATTTGTCCAATAGGTAGGGTATTACCACGGAGTGCTGCACCTAACCTTGGTTGTAAATCACCACTTAATTTTGCGCCAGTAGCTTTGATAATTAATTCTGTTTCGCTGCTGTTATCAATGGTAATACCATCTTCACCAACTAGGTCCTTGGCTAAAATTGCATCGCCAGCATCATTAATTACAAATACTTGATTGCCTTCGTATGTTGCTGGGAAATCGTCTAGGTTAGTAGATTTAATTAAATCCCCAGTACCGAATACAGCGTATAAGTCTCTAAAGTTATCATTAACTTTACGAAACGCTTCGCGAATACTATCGCCGGTGCCGTCGTTACCTTGTACGCCAATATCAATTGATTGTCTTGCCATTTTGTTATACCCCGAAACTTGATCCACAACCACATGTTGTGGTTGCATTAGGATTTTTAATTGTAAAAGACGCACCCATTAGTTCATCTTTGTAGTCGATTTCAGCACCTTGTAAGTACTGCATACTCATAGCATCTACCAGTACTCGAAAAGAACCTACAGCTATTTCAAAATCATCTTCTGCTTGTTCTTCTTCTAGGCTAAAGCCGTAACTGAAACCACTACATCCGCCGCCTTGGACGAATGTACGTAATGCTATGTTGGGATTGTTTTCTTCTGCTAGAATATCTAGTATTTTTACTTGTGCTGAGTTGGAAATTGTTATCATATCAATATTTACCTTTTAATTTTGTAACCCTAATGTAAATACAATATGTTCATCACAACAGAATTAGAAACTACTCAACACATTAGAACTAGTAAACTAGGTCAAGAACACAAGTATAACCGCACTCGAACAGTAGCCGTATTTCGTTGCGATAACTGTGGGGAAGGGTTTCGCAGACCCAAAGAAAAGATTAGTCCCAAGCGATTAAACAACAACTACTTTCATTGTTGTGAACACTGTGATGCCAAACGTTTTGCTCAAAAGAAAGGCGTCGAACGACGCCTAATATGGGATATGCCAGTATCAAGTACTGCGGACATCAGTAGACTGTAAGCCTACTCTAGCACTGATAACATTCCAATTGATAATCTTCCATTGATTCTCTAGGTACTTTTTCTTATCTGATTGATAGTCTAGTGCCCATGCATGTTCCCACCAGTCAATTAATAAGATGATATCGTTCTTGATCTGATGATTCTTAATTGTTTTAATCTCACCATTCTTGGCAAGATACGCCCAACCTGAGCCCTGTATGCCCATAGCTTCTTTGCTAAACTTTTCTTTGAAGTTAGCAAATGTTTTAAAGTGTTTAGTGATAAACTCGCTTGCAGATCCATCTGGATCATTTTTACCTTCAGGTTTCTTGTACTGCGGGAACAGAATGTTGTGTAAAAATGCACCTGCTTCGTTAAAATCCAAGTCGCCCTCTCTAGAATTATAACGGTCAACATAGGCTTTGGCTAGCTTGCTATAATGATAATTAATAGTATCCTCACTTATAGCGGGTTCTAAATCGCCCTTTGAGTAAGGTAACGGTAACAATTCTAGATTTTTGCTAGGTGTTGACTCGTTTAATATAACATTCTTTATAAAATTATAGCTCATGGTATATTTAGTTTATAAATAACAGTTGAAAGGAGAACTTATATGTTCAGTAAAATTAAAGATTTCTTGTTTGGCAAAGACCCGGTTCAGTCACCCGTAGCGGCACCATACAAAGTAGAAACAGCACCGGTTGAAGTAGCACCTGCACCAGTAGTTGACGCAGTAGCAGTTGTTCCGGAAGCTGTGGTAGTTACACCAGATGCAGTTGCACCGAACTTAGTAGTAGATACAATCGTTATTGAGCCAGTACCTACGACAGCACCTGTTGCTGAGCCTAAGAAGCCACGTGCGCCAGCTAAAGCAAAAACAGCCACTAAGCCAAAGCCCGTAGCTGCTCCTAAAAAGCCACGTGCTCCTAAAGCAAAGTAAGAGCTTTAGCCTGTTCGTACAATGTACGGCTGGCTAGATTTTTACCTTTACTTTCGCACATGATATCATGTGTGTTTAAAAAGCCCAGTGCCCACTCATTTGTTGCTGTATTCCAGTAAAAATCAGAGTGTGCTCTGAGCTTTTGTTTTTTGTAGCCTTCTGATAATAGGCCTGCATGATCCGGCACAGTAGTAGTATCGTGATCGACTAGATAGTCTTCACGACTAACACTATAATGCATAGTAGGGCGTATGCCGCGCCAGCTATCCACAACACGTTTAACACGGTCATCAGTCGGCTGTATGTACTCCCCTTCTCGGATCCAATGATGGTGTACATCAAGCACAGTAGGGACAATATCACTAAGAGAAAGGCAATCATTTAAACCCCAGGCGTTTTCTTCGTTTTCAATTGTAATACAATTCCGGGCTTCGGGGGTAAGCTGTTTGTAGGCAGCTCGAATGCCTTCGGGACCGAGTTTACCCGAGATGTGTACGTTGATTTTAAAATCCTGGAAGGATTTACCGTAGCCCATGAATCGTGCCATATCTGCATGATATTCAAACTCCTCTATTGAACGCTCTACAATACCTGGGTTGATACTTGCCAAGACAGTAAACTGACCAGGATGAAAAGACAACCTAACGTTATTCTCGCGAGCCAAAGCTCCCACGGCTCCAAATGCTCTTTCGCAATAGGCTCTAACATCGGGAGTCCGCCAAAACCCGCACCAATCCTGCTGAGTATATACAGGTAGTATATCGCTACTGAGTCGTACCATTCTAAGATTTTCATCAAGTGCTCCTACACGTTCAACGAGCTTACGAGTAGACTCAATGTTGCCTACCATTAGGTCCCATAGCTTTTGTTCTGCTACGTCTCTGCTCTGTCTATTTAACCAAGCAACAGTAGTACTACCAGTATTGTATTGTTTAGCATCATCTTTTTTGTCAATGCCGTTAACTTGCTCAGGATGATCAATCCACTTACAGGCGAAACCAATCTTTTTCATAATACACAATCAATAAAAATGGACATAGCATATTATAACACTATGTCCATTTTTTGTCAATTATCCTATTAGCCGAACTAGTTCTTTAGCTGTTGCAGGGCTCAGAGTCCAACCCAAATGTCCGTGTCCAGTGTGATAAAATACTTTTGGATTCTTTTTGCTTTGTTGAACAACGGGCAACATATTCGGAGTCATTGGACGTAGGCATGCCCAACTACTGTAATCATTGATTCTTATTTTTGGAAAGTTTTCGTGTACCCACCAAAGTAATGGTTGAATTCTATCCCTGCGTATGTCATAGTTCTCACCAGCAAGTTCAGCAGTACCAGCAACACGGAATCTATTACCCAGTGTACTGGTAACAATCTTTGCTTGATCATCTAATAAACTTACTCTAGGTAGATAGCGTAGATCCTCGTTGTTGACATTGATGGTAATACTGTAGCCCTTGACTGGGTAGATAGGTAAACTATCGCCGACTTCTTTGGCTAATTCGACACTACCTACTCCAGCGGCAACGACTACATGATCATACAAACTAGTAAGGTCGTCGATGTTGGGTGTAGTTCCATAGACAAAACTTGTTCGATACTTGTTCTCTAACACGGCGGCAAGTTGATTACAGAACTTATGTATATCACCAGTCCAATCGCTAGGCGTCCATGCACCTCCGACAATACCCTTTAAATCAAATAATGCAGTATCTAGACTTTTAGTTTGTAGTGGTTCTAAAATATCCCACTCTACTCCATTGCTGGTATAAAGATTCTTGGTATCAACAGCATTTTGAAAATACTCAGAGTCTTTATAGAAGTGTAAAATACCTGCGGCACTTTGATCAAAATCCAGGCCTTCTTCTTTTATAATTTCTTTGTACAAATCTCTAGACTCTAATCCTAGACGAATTGTTTCTTCAGTGTTCTTTTTATAACAACCTGTGGCAGTATAATATAAGAATTTAGCCAACCACTGCCACTGTGCCCAATCTAGCCTAGGACGAATTAACAGTGGAGCATCTTTCTTGAACATCCATTTGATGCCCTTCTTAACATTGCCCCAAGTAGTCCATACTTCACTATTGCTTACACTAACTTGCCCACCATTGGCAAAACTAGTTCGCATAGCAGGATAGTGTTCTTGTTCATAGACTGTTACACGATATCCTGCCCGTGCTAGATAATAGGCCGCAGTAATGCCAGCAATACCGGCTCCGATAACTGCTACACGTTTTTTCACGCAAACAAGTCCTCATCCCATTCACGATGACCTTCACGATAAGCCATATTGCTTTGTGTCTCACGCACTTCTACACGATAGCACCACAGACGAGCCGCTTCGCCTGGTCCCCACATTTCAGGAATATAAACTCCGTTGACATATTTGTAAAGCATGTCACTGAGACCTTCACATCCTAACTTTGGTAGTACAACTACTTTGGCCATTTTCTTTTCTTGTAACAATTCATATGTAGCCATTTCTGGATCATCTTGTGCAACAATAAGTGTATGATCAAATTGATCTTCTAGGGTTTTCTTTAGTTCTTTTAAACCACCATAGTCAGCCGCCCAATTGCGGACATCTAGATCGTTGGTGCCAAAGTAAAACTTCATGCTAAATGAATAGCCGTGAATTAGATTACAGTGACTATCAGCTCGCCATTGTCTGTATGCACAGGGAAAGGCGTCGTGATATTCTTTGGTGCTTGTGTACTTGTATTGTACGGTTTGTAGATTTGCCATCTCTAGTCTCCTTTGTAAGGTAGCAAGTTTGACGACATGCAGAGTTTATAAAGCGGGATGAATGACGTTAAAAGTCCGCTATATGTAATTATACAGACTTATAATAATAAGTCAACAGTATTGGTGGTTATCTACTAGCAATAGCACCAAACGGTAACCATGCACCTGGACTGCCTGGAACAACACATACCCAACCAATATAGTCTGTTGCTTTTGGATCCGAGTTCCATACAATATCGCCCTTGTTGCAAGACCCACCTGTAGGTGCATGACTGCTAACTGTAAATTTTTTATTATCAAAACTTACAGGGCCAGCGACAGTTAGTGCCACATTGTCATCTGGTGTTGCAACACCAACAGTTAGTTTTCCATAAACAGAAACTGTTCTGTCTTTGTTAGTAGTAGTACCAATTACAATATTATTCCCAATAGATATCTCTGTAGTTTCATTACGGATTACTTTGATATCTTCATAACCTGATATCTCATGATCAGTTACAGAAAAGTTACCGATTGAAACTCTACTTGTTGATAGCGTTCTTGTTACGGCTGCATCACCCATTACTTGTAATTCACGTAACAAGCCTAATTTTTGTAAATTACTTTCGGTTACACTGTCACCTAAAGTAGTTTGATTCAGAACTGATATTGCATTAATTGCAAAGTATTTTGAGTTACCTAGATCAATACTATCACTGGACCAAATTCTGTCAGGGTTTGCTTGGTATACGAATTGTCTAGTTGGACCTTTCATTCCTGTCCACAATATACCTTTACCATAGTTAGAACTAACTGATGTTTCTTTGAATACTACAGGACTTGAACGCTCTGTTATAACTTCTTCTACAAACAATTTGCCGTGTACTTGTACATCACCGTTACTAGCAACAGTAATTCGTGTAGTATTATCAGTGATAATTTCTACGCTGTCATTACTAGTAGTTCCGATGGTAGCAGTATTAGATTTTAAACTGCCTAATACAATGTCAACATTGTTTTCTCTAATACCAATTGCCGCCGCTGGCTGTTCTGTATTAATACCTAATCGATTTAAATCACTGCTGAATACAGCAAAATCTCCTAGTGTAGTATTTCCTGAAACATTAAGTGTTCGAAGAACACCAACTTGTCTTAAGTTACTTTTAGTAACAGTTGAACCTAGTTCACTAAAGCTGATTACAGGAGTGTTATTGATTTCGTATGCTTGTTCTTCTGCAATATTAACACTCATATCAGTCCATAACTTAGACTGTTTAAGTACAAGGGTTTTACTCTTCGTACCGCCAAACCACTTAAGACCTTTACCTTCTACTTCGGCAAAACTTCCGCCTGTAAAGTTAACTGCTTTTGTGGGTTCAACTGTGTCAACAGTAATCTTACCGTCACTAACAATTAAAGACGTTTTTGTAGCAAGGTCGTTTATACCTTGAGTGCTAAATTTTAGTGGTTCAAAAATGTTTAGGGCCATAGAATACTCTCTTTCAAGTATTTATCTACGGCCCTAGGTAGTGTTATGCTACTTTAAGTAGGATCGTTTCTTCGTTTAAACGACCGTTCATCTTGGTATCTACGGCATTAATATCTTCTAAGAACTTACGTAGTGCTACTTTGCCAGCCGATTTAAAGGCCGCTAACTGTTCTACAGGCTTACGCAGAGTCTTCTGCACACTTTTCATTTCA